CACCTGCTGTGCCACCTACAAAGAGGTTCTCAGGAATCCAAGACTGTATAGCTGCGCCAAGCCTGTTAAGACGTAGTCCCAACATTAGATCATCTCCGAAATCCAAGCATAACCGGAACTACTCTCTGTAATGACACTGAGGGTGTCTCCAGAGTCAATCCTGATGTATTCCATAACACTACCAGGGAGGTAGGTAGACGATGTAGTAGCTGTGCCGTCTACGCTGTAGAAACAGGGGAGGTTAGCTACAATGCGTACTACTGTAGTGTCTGACGCTAAAGCTGCGGCAGAGGCCGCTGTAGAGCTAATAGCAAGCCTCTCTGTGGAAACAGGCTTCATTACTTGTATTGCGTTTGCGTTGTTATCTTTAGCAAGTCTCATTTGTATTCCTTAATTAAGAGTTTAATAAGTACAAAACCTCCTATAGAGAGGAGGCTGCAACAAATAATTGGTCAAGCTGTTCGGATGTAAGGCCAAGGGCTGTAGCTCCCTCGTTTAGTACTTCATCCGACCTATTCCAAATAAGGGCTTTAGTGATAAAAGCTCTCTGCGCGAATGTACGCTCCGGATCGCTTGCCCATGCCTCGTATGCTTCAGAAAGTCCTGCGCCGTCTATGGCGAGCAGAGCCTGTAAAGCGGTGACAGAGGTTGGGATATGTGGCGTTGTTACTTTGGATGCCTCCCATGATGCGACCTCTGCTGGCTGCATTTGCACACGCTCGCCATTAACTAATTTTGTGCTCATGCCTTTTTCACCCCGTAAAGTTTGAACAGCCCTGACTCAACACTCCCTGAATTGAAGTAGAAGCGGATAGCGTCAACATCTGCGGCAGAGAGTCTCCTAGCGCACCCTTCAAACGTACACAATTGCCCTGTGGTGCTGCTCACGCTCATTCCGCGCCAGTAGACCGATGTGTAAGTGGCCTCCGATGGTCGGACAATTCGCATTTCAAAAGATACGCCTGTCTCGTTTACATCGCTGCCGATGGACTGATATTGCAGGATGATGTGAGAGCTTGTGCCTTGAGACCCCCCCGATGCTGTGCCGAGGTTGTAATTAGCCAGGTATGTGTAGTCTGACACTCCGGAGTCAAAGGTCGACCCGCCGTTCGTGGATGTTCGGCAGTGAAACTCCACAACGTCTGTAGCGGGAATTACGTTGAGACCGACCACGACATATTCATCGTAAGAAGAACTGATACCCGTAAAATCAACTGTAGCGTCACTGGCAGCAGAAGCAGTCGAGAGCAGAACAAGCCCTGTCTCAACCGCAGAACTAGCCCAAGTAGTTCCATTACTGGTAAGGACATTGCCAGAAGTGCCAGGAGCTACCAACTGAACAGCACTTGTACCATTACCGAGTACGACATTGTTTGCCGTGAGAGTAGTTGCTCCAGTACCGCCATTAGCAACAGGAAGAGTGCCTGTAACGCCTGTAGACAAAGGCAGCCCTGTAGCGTTGGTGAGTACACCGGAGGCGGGGGTTCCTAGTGCTGGCGTTACTAGAGTAGGGCTTGTTGCAAACACTAAAGCCCCTGAGCCGGTTTCATTAGTAACGGCAGCGGCAAGATTGGCGCTTGACGGCGTTGCAAGAAAGGAGGCTACGTTGGTACCCAAGCCGCTAATGCCCGTGCTGACAGGAAGACCAGTAGCGTTAGTGAGTACACCTGAGGCTGGAGTACCCAGAGCAGGGGTTACTAGAGTAGGCGAAGTAGCAAATACGAGAGCGCCTGAGCCTGTTTCATCGGACACAGCAGCAGCGAGGTTTGCGCTGGAAGGTGTGCCAAGGAACGTAGCTACGCCTGTCCCTAGGGAGGCTACGCCTGTGCCACCATTAGCGGCAGGAAGCGTACCTGTTACGCCTGTAGTCAGCGGCAAACCTGTAGCGTTAGTTAGTACAGCGCTTGAGGGAGTACCCAGAGCAGGGGTTACAAGAGTGGGGGAGGTAGCAAACACAAGAGCGCCTGAGCCGGTCTCATCGGACACAGCAGCGGCTACTGAAGAGCTAGTAGTAAAAGCGTTCTGTTTGGTGGCAATAGCCACGGAGATAGCTGTAAACTCAGTATCAAAGTCTACACCTTTAATAATCTTTGCTGGGTTACCCGTTGAAAGAGCGTCCTTAGCGGTAAAGTTAGTAGTTTTAGTATAATCCGACATATAAGAAGCCTTAAAGGTAAAGGAGAGACCCTGTGAAGAGCCTCCCCGTTTGACTGACTATTAGTCGTTTACTACCAGAACAAAACCTGAATCAGGACGGTAAGACTTCACACCGTAGAGGGTATCTGCGGTATAGAGGTTAGCCAAGTATTCCTGCTTGTACTGGGTCTGACTGCGAATGCCCATCTGCTCTGCCAGGATCAAAGTATCTTTATGCATCAGCATAGAGGCTACCAAGCGATCTCCTGCGGAGTTGTCACCGGCTGATTCTACTTCAGGGCAGTTGCTGGTAACGTAGATGTCTACGCCATACAGCTCACCGATTTTACCGTTCTGTACACCACGACCATTAACAAAGTCGCTAGACACATAACGATCAATACCCATGATAGCATTCCGCAGCGAAGGCGGGATTACATATACACGGTTATCCATCGGTACGTCAGCATCGTCCATCTGCTGAATAAGTGTACGGAAGATAGCATCAGTAAAGACGTCTGAAGTAGTCACTGTATCAACCGCATAAGCGGTCAAGCCAGTAGAGGCGTCTGGAAAGAAAGAGGCAGAGTGTGCCCACGCACTCCCGTTACCGTCACCGAGGCTTTTGCCGAGCGCGAACAGGTCGTTGTCGATCTGTTTAGCAAGGGCATAACCAGCGTCTTCGGTGTAGAAGCGGCGCAGGCTGTCCAAAGCCTGTACGTTTACAATATCCTCGATCAGGCGTGAGTACTCGTAATGCTTATCGACAACTACTGCTACGTTGCTCTCAGTTGCGTTCTGGAGCGTTACTGCGGTGTTCTCGGCTTTAGCGTATGCTGAACCACGAGTAGGCGCAGGGATATTGATGGTATCGCCTTTCTTGCCTTTCATGCTCAAACGCTTAACGAGTCGGGCCAGTACGAGGTTCTTCTCGTAAGATGCACGGATCTCGTCAGACCACAATTCAGGTACAAAAGTTGCGGCTTCGGTCAAGCCTACTGCGCCGGTCATTGTGGGGAATGTTGAAGTAGCCATTTCTATCTCCTAAGGTAAGTTCTGAGACTCCCTTAGATTACCCTCTTTTCTACATAAGCCTGTCGTATTTCAGAGGCTAAAGAGGCATATCGTTCGGGATCATCTCTCATGAGTTTAATAATGTCTTCCCGCCGAAATTTCTTCTTACTGCTAGGCTGTTCTGCCGTTGCCGATCCGCCACTAGAGGCTTTCCGTACCGCATCCTTGCGTGAAGCCTGCTCAGTAGCGACTGTGTTTTGCACAAGGCTCTGGCGATCTTTCCAAAGTGAGAACAGCTCATCTGCGGAGTCTACATCGTATTCCCTGTCAGCTTTTAGCAAGAGGGACTGCCGAATCTTAGACGCGCCAACCCATTCTTGAAACTTAGGGTCCGTAACCAACTGATTAGCATCTGGATGGCGCTTGAGCATATCTGCCTGGGCCGTTGCCTGCTTCTGTTGTGTGGTTAAGTTCCGTAGTTCCTGAAACGCTGGATGCGATTCAATGGATCGGTTTACCGCTGACTTAGGGTCAGAAAAGAAGTCAACTTCTTCGGTGTCTGGTTGTTTACTGGTTACAAGTTCTGTCTGCTTGGTAATGAAGTCATCCACAACCTTGCGGAGTTCTCCTACCTCGTTAGCCTGTCGGCCCAGCATCTTCTCAGATTCTTGGTGCATACGCACAATTTCTGATAAGTCTTTGCCTCGGTACTTGTCAGGTAGTTCGTTCTCCGGTGGCGTATCCTCTACAGGGGCCTCGGTGTCTTTTGCTTCCAACTTCTCTAGGGCTTCAATCTCGCCCTCAAGCATACGCTTGTCATCAATAAGTTCTGCTGCCATTATCAAGCTCCGTGCTTAAACATTGTGGAGGTAAAAAGGACCACTTGGCTGTGGTTATCCTTTGGGGTACTCAGGTGCTAATCGTATTTCTTAGAGCCACTCTCGTGATGCTTTGCCCATTTAAGGGCTGCTCCGGGGTATCCCCCAGTGTACGGTATCTTGAGATGTGATACTGAGATTTGACGTTTAGCGGATTCTGAACAAGTAGGGCACTCGTGAGAGTGGACGCTAGAGGGAACGTTCTGCTCGAAGACGTGCCCATTAGAGCACTTAAAGTCAAAGAGCATTTTCATCCTCCTCTATGGTCTCAATCGTTTTACGGACTGATTCCTCAAAGTTCAGGATAGTTGTAATGGCTTCAAGTTGTCCCTGCCTGTAGGCGAGGTCTTGTCCATCACGGATACTGCGGATCTCTGATAGCTGTTGCTCAGTTGTTCCTAGTTCTTCTAGGAGCTGGAGCCAGCCGGGGTGAAGGAATAATGATAGGAAATTACTATAATAGGAGTCTAATTCACGATCTTTCATCTAATTACCTTATTATACCAAAAATGGAGCCGTAAGTCAAGGATTATATTTCGGCTTCTTCTTCTTCAGGGGTTGGGGCTACCATTAGCGTAACTTTAACACCCGCGCCCTCCTTTTTAGCAAACTGGTAAAGCTCAATAACCTCTTTCGGGCTGCAGGTTCCTGCCGTATACCCGAGTATTGTTAGAAAAAGGTTAATCTTAGACTCATTATCCATTAGAAGCCCCCTTTTTGGGTACTCTTTGGCCCATTAGCTCCTTTACTTGTTCCTCAAGTTTACTAATACGTTTCCGATCCTCGCTAAAGGAATCGTTGATCTGGGCTACAATACGTGCTACTTCGGCTTGCGTAAGCATACTATTTCCTCTGTTGTTGTGTTATTCGTCTACCAGGTAAATCTCAAACTCTGCCGAAACCGATGCGGTTCCTGTGGAAACCTTCGCTAAAAACCCAACATCACAAGGCCCGGTATAAGGCCCGAAAGGTATCTCGGCACCAGTTAGATTGTTTAATGTGCCACCAGCTACCCCGGCAAAGGCAGACTGGCTGCGCATAGCTTTGTACGGTGCGGCTGTAGCGTCAGCGCCCTCTCTTGCGAAGAAAATAATCTCCACAGTCTTGCCAGAGTCCACTGATATATTTTTCAGCTTAACGTAGCCTGTGTATCCTGATGGGATTGTATAGGCTGCGATTTCGGACTGACTTTTTGGGAAATCTGTAGCCCCGATGGTCACCCAATCTGTGCCGCCAGAGCCGTTTTCTATCGTTATTGCCCCAGCATGGCTTCCTGCCGATGCTGTAGCGTATGTTCCAGACTCCGATACATAAGCCCGAAACAGCCTTGTAAACGTGGATGCTGTTGCAGATGATGCGGAAGCCCCAGCCGTGGCAAGCGTTTCGGTTAATGGAAGAAAGTCAGAGCCTAAACCCTCGAGCGTTATCTCCCTCGCGCCCGTGCCAGCAGCGGTATCGTTAGCATTTCCACCTGCTTTGACCCGTAGCGTGGTGGCTGCGGATGGCTGGGGCGTCCGATACTGGCCTCCCCTCGTAATTGGAGCAAAGCTAGTCCCAACAGCAGGGTTCCTGCCGAACTTCTTTATCACGCTCATGCCAGAGGTCAGCCCGCGAGAAACATCAAGCCACGGGAATGTAGCTCTTACCAGAATGGCGTCTGAATCAAGGCTGATTGCCTGATTTAAGGGGGCTGACGGCTGTCTGAATAGCCCATAGCTAGTAGATACTCGAAAGGTAGTCTGGGCAGTTGAGCCGTTAATAAACCTAACTCTAAAGTATCTATAACCTTTTGAGGCTGAATGGAACTCATGTATTCCTGCCGCTACGCTAAAACCGGCTGTGGGGAAAGCACCCCAGTTAGTACCATCTACTGAAAAATCAAAGTAGAGCGTTCCTGAGGAGGAGGATAAGCAACTGACCTGGACATCAGGAAGCGTATTCAGTTCCCCCGCCCCTGTGAAGGTAGCATCCCCGGATAGGAGAGCTGTTGTGCTATTTCCTACGGATGGGGTGCTATTTAGGTTAGGTAAGTAACTCATTAGATAAGCATCCATTTAGAAAAAGCATTTACATACATAAGTATAAGCGTTGTGTTCTGAGCTGTTATAGAAATAGTGGTATCCCCTGTCGTTAGAAGAAAAGCCCCTACGATGTCTACTTGCCCGGTAGTCTGGGCTGATACGACCACTGTTTCTCTATCTTGGGGAGTAGGATTTAAGGTAATAGTACACGCTGCAGTCACGTTAAGTAGTTCAGGCCCTGCAGTAGTCTTGTCTCCAGCTACTGTAAAGGCTGTAGCAGCCCCTAAGTCGGCTGCTGCTGCGTTAGCAGAGCGTCCTGAGATTGCTACGTGTACTTCGTTGGCGAGCGCCTCCGATAATGGCCTGACATTACCGGCATCTATCTGCCTGCCGTCAGAGAGGGTTACCATAAGCGAGCCTTCAAACTCTACGCTTACGTCCTCTATACTTACGCCTTGCTCTCCAGAGGCTCCCTGTGGCCCTACAGCGCCATCCTTACCGTCCCGCCCATCCTTCCCTGGCTTCCCGTCTTTACCGTCCTTACCGGGCTTCCCAGAGGCTCCTACGGGGCCTTGATCGCCCTTCTGAGCCTTAATAGCGCTCATACGGCTCTCAAGAGAGGCTATAGACTTCTTTAGCTTTGTGTCTAAAGCGAGTAGGGGGATGTAGTAGTCCATTATGCGCCTATACGGGTGAGAACCTGCTGGCTCATCTCGGAATCCCTACCTTTCAACTCCGTGTCCTTCTCCTTGATGGCTACTTCTCTCTCTTTCAGGAGTATCTCTGCCAGCTTAACCCTACGGGCAAATTCCTGATCGTCTGCCTTCCCATTCTGGAGGTTCTTAGTAGCCGCTTCAATCTTCTTGACCTCAAGCTCCATAGGGAGTAAGCGGGTTTCTTCAGCGTACTTCTGTGCTCTAGAGTTAGACTCAGAAGCCTGACCTTCGAGGGCAGAGGTCTGAGAGGCTTTGAAGGCTTGCTCTGCCTGGAAAGTAGCCTGCTGCATCTGCTGCTGCTCTGGAGAGGGCTGTGAAGCCTTCTCAAGCGTGGCTTTAAGCTCCTCACGGTTAGACAGGCTCATATTGTCTATGATTGAGGTAATCAGAGCAGGGTACAAGGGGGAGTCTGGGGACATAGTTTGGAGAAGCTGTACAAGCTGTGTAACCTCGTACTCACGGGCAATAATACCCAAAGAGGAGGTAGTAACAAACTTGTAGTCACTGACCGGGTAGTGCTCAGGGTCAAACTGCATATAACGCCATGCAGCCTTTTCTACAAACGGGATAATGAAGGACTCTTGGAAGTTGATTAGGGTGCGCTTGTGCCGCTTGATGATCGCTCCAAGGCTCATAGAGATCCCTGCAGCGGTAGCGTCACCGTTGATACTGCCGGGGATGCCTGCTGAGTCAATCGCGCCAGTAGCCATTTGAAGCATGCGCTGGAGCGCCTCCGCTTGTGCAAAGGTTACTTGGTCTACACCCCCTAAGCGTACAGGT